GAAGTGATATTTTACCGCCACCCCCGCCAGGTTCTGCCCTAACTGCGGCGTATGAAGACGAAAGAAGAAAACTTCAAGATGTGCTAAAGCTTACAAAGGTAGAGCACCAGACTGCGCTCAAGACAATGAACGAAGCAAGGTCTGACCTCCAAAGCGCATTGTATAAAAACAAACAAGAGGCACATAAAATTCAAGAAGCGATAAGAAGGAAAGAAAAAGAAGAAATTCTTTGGGGGTTTGGCAGTGTTTTTATGGATAATTATGTTCCCCCTCCCGATGTGTTTTCTTCTGCGACCGCGTATTCGGCAGACACAGAGAGTCGCGTGAGTTTGGATAGCGAAATGATGGACTACCAAGATAGTGATTATGATTCCGATATGCTTGAAGAGTATCAGAACCTATGGGATGTTTATGCAGACCAGACCCTAAAGGCAGAGAAAGACAAAGCCAATAAAAAATATAATGAAGCGGACGTGGATGCTCGTTCTGCGTATAATAAGATTGAAGCGTTTCAGTCAAAACTAGAAGATTTAAAAGAAGATTCTTTTATACTTGAGGCAAAGCATTCAGCATTTATAAAAAAACTTCATCAAAGGGGGCAGTTGTATTACGTGGATGTAACTAAAAAACATTATCGTAGCTATAGAGGGAGCAGTGGCTGGAAAAGCTATAAGAGTAAATTGGCAAAAATATTGGAAGCTGGACCTGGGAAAAAAGCCGAACAGCCCGGTTCAAATAGTCCCGAGATGATTGCTGCCTATATGCAAGAAATAATGGCGAAAATAACGAAAGACCCTGAGAGCCTTTTGCCGTCTACTTCTGCGCGTTTGTCAAAACCATATGATAAAGATGTGTTTAAGAAAAATGCCAAGCGTGTATATTATTTTTATTTAGGGGACATGCTGGGCTTAGCTATGGATTTTTATTATGAGAACTCTAAAGCGCCAGAAGGTGTCAATGAAGATCCCGGCAATAAGGCTGGTCGGTTTTATCGACACAGCTTGATGTTGGGTGATTTCTTTTTTGTTAAATATAAAAAACAAAAGATACGATATCATATGGGGGATTTTCCAATTGCTCTCCCTACGTGGATAAAGTTTTTTACAGAAAGATATATAAAGCGAAGTGTCACTACAATTTCTCTAGAGAGATTTTTGCAGGATGTGGTCGACTATCTTTTCGGTCCAGATTCGGAAATCAACAAGAGAATGACGACCTCTAAAAAAAGCAAGCCAATGTTGAATATCAGAGGATACCATCAAGAAAACAGATGGTACATGAAATACGCAAAGGTGCAATCCCCAGCCCGGTTTGAGCGCGGTCGTGCCCAGGAAATTAAGATTAAGGGCTTTTACGATTTGGACCCCTTTCCTCAATCAGAGTGGGATGAGGCGGAGAAACTAAAAAATTCTAAAAAAAGTAAGGACAGAAAGAAGGGGCGCAAGATGGAGAAAGAACTTGAGCGCGATGAAGAACAAAAGTGGCTCGGTCATCAAGCCACATCGATGCAAGCTGGTGCGGTAGTGAGGAAGGCAAACCCAATTGATACTCTTTATACGTATTATATGGTTGGACCCTCGGAAAACAAAGGTAGCCTTAAGCCCTTGTATACTCTTTGGGCAGGTTCAGATACTTCTATTATAAAAAGTATGAAGTTTTCTCAATCTGGTGTTTCAAAAAGAGTGAAGACAAAAAACATCCTTGATGGACCTCAAGACTCGGGCGGCGCTTTAAAAGCTAAAATATTTAATCCTTCTTCTGCTTATGGGGTAGATTTGGAGTGTATTGGTGCGCCATTTTTTCAACCTGGGCATATGTTTAAATTTGATACTGGTATATTTGGGCTTGCTGGGGCAACCATAGGAGATGACAATGAGTCTTTAGATGACATATTGCCAAAATATCTTGTAGTTAAGGAGGTCAGTCATAAGTTTTCCGATGGCGGCTTTAGTACTTCTGTTAAGTGCAATGTTAGCACTAGATACGAAGATGTTACGACAAAGGATTCTGATGCTATAGATAAATTTAAAGGACAGCAACCGGCTGTGGCAGACAAGAAGTAGGGATATAATGTTATGGCAAAAACAAGAAAGCCAATGGCTAATAATAAGTTTGATAATACAAAGTTATTGTTTAGAGAAAGACAATTTTATGCCAAGCGTGTTTTAACTTCAGGAGAGTATAATAATTTAATTGATCTATGGACGTTGAAATTTCACGAGTATGGCAAAGTTAATTTATATAACCAGAAAGTGAGAATAAATCCCCGATTTTTGAAGCAACTGGAATCTGATGGCGACACTTCTTATCATGCAATTAATTTTGTGGCAGATGCTTTTAATGGCTTAAGGCGATATTGCAGAATCGGGGCACATCATCCGACACGAATAATTCCCACTGACAGTAGATTTGCGAATCTTGACCCGGCACAACAAAATAGCTATACGTCTATTTGGGATTCTCACGAACAACATCTTAAAATAGTTTTTGATTTGTTTATGAAAACATACATGCAATTTTATAAGCATAAAAAACAAGTTACAAACATTGATACATTTTTGAAAATGGTTTTGAAGTTTTCTAAAGACTTGGGGACTACTGTGCCAATAACAAAAATAGGGTTTATTGAGAGTGTGCATAGCGGTGTTAATTATAATGGGTTGATGGTCGAGGTTGCCAATGAAAATCATGGCGATGACGCTGCAAAGTGGAAATGGATACAAGATTTGGGGTTTGATTATTGGATTCGTGGCTGTGCCATGCATGGTTTTTGGGTGGATAGAAATGCCCCCTGGAGGGTCGTTGCTAATCTTGAGTCAAACTCTATGAGCAGATATATGAAAAAATATAATCTATTTTCAATAAATGATTTTTTTAATACTTATTGTGTTCGTGTGTTTATGGATGAGGTTCGCGATCTTAAAATTTATTTATATAGACTTTATCATGCATTTGTGCAGCTTGAGCCGGGTTTTGTTGAAAAGGAGTTTTTGGTTAATCATAAGAGAACCCAACTTACGAGAATTCGCAGATCCACCGTTAGTGAGGATTCTTTCTATAGGAGATATGGTGATCGCTACTGGATGCGGTATTGGTTTTATTTGCGAATTAACGAGCTTGGAGTTAAATTCTCGCCCACTCGTAGAGGGGAAATCTTAAAAACAGCATATAGAATTCAAATAGAGCTTGACTTATCGAACGCTTTAGAGTATCTTACTAGAGTGTTGTTTCGTGCCCAAGGATTTACGGACATTGCTGAGAAAAGCTTTGTCCAGAGAAAAAGGGACAGACAAATTATCGTGCATTCATAGAGGCTCATTTGTATTTCCAGGTTCTAGACAATAAGAAAGACTGTTATGGCTATTTTTATAACGGTTCTCTCTATAAAAGCGGATTACCACAAAAAGCTAACAAGACCTGGCGCTGGACGCCCAATTTGGACCGTGACGACGCTGCTTTCGCGTATTTGTATTGCGGCGGCAAAGAACTTGAACAAGCGTGTCCTAGCGAATTTTTAGAGGATTTTCAAAATGCCTCCAATAAACTGCGAGCTTTTCTCCGAACATTTGAAATAGCCAAAGTCCCGCTTGATGACTGTTGCTTTTATGATTTGGCACCCGACAGGTTTCTGTTGGAATATTTCAGCTTAAAGAACATTATTACACAGCACGTCTTTGAGACTGTGAAAAAACCCGCTAACTATTCTTTTCTCGCAGAGCTTGACCGGCTTTTAATTAATATCTCTCAGCAAGAACTGAACATAGACCGCGACCAGTTCGGCAAGCTATACCACCTCCCAAGCGCTCGCTCATTCTTTAAGACTATAAAGAAACGCAAGAAGACAGTAGATTATAATTTGTTTGGCACAAAGACAGGTCGCCTTGCTACTCTCCCTAACAGCTTTCCTATCTTAACTATGAAGAAAGAGTTGCGGAGTATTCTGCGACCGAAGAACGATTGGTTTGTGGAGTTTGATTTCAACGCGGCTGAGCTTCGGACACTTCTAGCCTTGTCGGGCAAGGAACAGCCAGAAGAAGACCTTCACTCGTGGAATGCAAAGAACGTCTATGGTGGCACGACAACGAGAGAAGAGGCAAAACAGAGAGTGTTTGCGTGGTTATACAATCCAGACTCCAATGATTACCTCTCTAGTCGTGCATACGAACGAGAGCTTGTCCTTAACAGGTATTTCAATGGTCAGGAAGTATCAACCTTTTTTGACAGAGATATACCATCTGACAAGCACCATGCTTTGAATTACATTGTTCAAAGCACAGCCAGTGATATATTCTTAAAAAGAGCTATAGAAGTTGATAAACTAATAAGAAATCGCAAGTCACAAGTTGCGTTTTTGTTACACGATGCTTTGGTTATTGATTTTTCTATGGAGGACAAGGAGATGTTAAAAGAAATCTTAGAGACATTTTCTCAAACAGACCTGGGAAGATTTAAAGTGAATGTTCGTGCGGGTGAGAACCTGGGGGAGCTAAAGGAGTTGTCTTGGAAACAATCATAGGGCTGGGCAAGGCTGGCTGTGCAGTTGCCCGACAGTTTGCAAAGTATCCTCAGTATGAAGTATATTTAATTGATACCACACCAGGCAGCGAAGATAATTTTTTTCACTTAGCTCCGCAAAAGTCTCACGAGGATTATGAAATCAACTGTCCTCCCTTTGAAGAGTTTTTTAAAGAGATTGACAGCCCCTGTTTGTTTGTTGTTGGGGGCGGCACCAAGGTATCCGGTGCTTGCCTTACGGTTCTCTCTTATTTGAAAGAGCACGAGACTTCCATACTGTATTTACACCCGGATGAGGATGAGCTTCTAGGAACGACGCTGTTGCAGCATAACGTAGTATTCGGAGTGCTACAGGAATATACGCGCTCATCTCTATTCAAAAGAATGTATGTGGTCCAGAAGTCTAAAATTGAGGAGACGCTTCAAGACTTGCCGGTGATTGGTTACTACGACAAGCTAAACGAGTGTCTTGTTTCTACCATTCATATGACTAATGTCTTCTCCAACACGGACTCAGAATTTGATACGTTCCGTGAAATTGATGCCGCTGCAAGTATTTCAACTTTTGGTATTTTTGACCTTGACAAAGATGAAGAGATGTTGTATTATGATCTTAAGTTACCACGAGAAAAGAGGTATTATTTTGCTATCAAGCGAGACACACTACAAACAGATGGTAAATTGCTGAAGGACATAAAAGAAAAAATCAAAAACAGGATTGACGGATTGACGAAAATATCGTATGGTATATTTTCAACGAACTACGATGCCAATTATGGTTATTGTGGGTATTATAGCTCTTTAATTCAGACAGAAGGAGATGAAGAATGAAGGCTTATCAAGGAAGTTTTAGAAAGGCAGACGGCGATGTTCGGAGTATGCATTTTGTGCGACTCCCAGACCTCCCAGAGTCTTTCTTGGATGGAAAGGTTAAAGGACAGGACGCCAAGAAGCGTGTTTTGAAAGAAGGAATGGAGACAGTGTGGGATGTTACTGCACAGGGGTTTCGGACTTTCAATTGGAGCACAACTCTTGGCGAAGTGGAAGAAATTATTTTAGAAGAAAATTCACTTTTCCCTTGACAGCATGGGGAAATAAATGTTATGCTGTATATCAGAAGCTCGGAAGATTTGCCGAGCTTCCCAACACTAAGGAGATAGAAAATGGGAATTGATTTAGCAAAAATTAGACAAAAGTATCAACAGCTTCGCAGCAAAGGTGGTGGAAATAAAGACCTCTTTTGGCGACCCAACGACGGAGAGCAGGTTGTTCGCATCCTGCCGACCCCCGATGGCGACCCTTTTAAAGAGTATTGGTTCCATTACAATCTTGGGAAGAATCCTGGGTTCCTGAGTCCAAAGAAAAACTTTGGCGACAATGACCCGCTTGATGATTTTATTCGCAAGCTCTTCAACGAGGGCACCGAGGATTCTATTAAGATGGCTAAGAACCTGATGGCTCGCCAGCGGTTCTTCTCGCCGGTTATTGTTCGCGGCGAAGAGAACAAGGGCGTTCGCCTGTGGGGCTATGGCAAGACGGTCTATGAGACTCTTTTGGGTCTTGTGCTCAATCCTGACTATGGGGACATTACGGACCCCCACGAGGGAACAGACCTTACCCTTGTTTATGGGAAGCCCCCTGGCGCTCAATTCCCGCAAACCAAAATTCAACCGCGCCGCCGCACCTCTCCCATTGTAGAGGACGACGCGCAGTTGAAAGACATTCTTGCTCACGAAGTTGAGTGGGATACTGTATTTGCCCGTAAAACCTCAGAGGAAGTCCAAGTTATGCTTGACGAGTGGCTTGGCTCTGAGGATGCGGAAGGTGGAGCGGAAGTTCTCAAATATGAGAACAGCACCTCTTCTGACGAGGGCAACGCTGTGGAGGCTGCATTCAAAGACCTGATGGGCTAAACAGCAACCCGCAGGGAGGCACGGGGTTACAGGTGTCTCATTCATTCACTTACACACAGGAGGATTTATTATGAGTGAAATTAACAAAAGCGGATATGAACTTCGCAGTGACCTTTTGGGGATGGCAGTTGGTATTCTGGAGAGCCGGAACGACCGCCACGAAGCCAACGAGCATTTTGCTGCCGAGAACGACAGCAATTATAAACGTTGTGCTGTTCCCCCTTATACCACTGACGAGGTTTTAGCAGAAGCCGAAAAGCTTTATGACTTTGTTCAAAAAAAGAGTTAGAGTATATTTAGCTTATTGACCGCAGGAAGGCACGGGTTTACAGGTGCCTTATTTTCTAACAGGAGGAAAGAAAATTGAAGAATAAATTTATTACTATTTTGGTTGCAGCGTTTTTGATGGCTATTACCGCTGGTTGTGAGAATTGCGATTCCACGGCTGACGATGCTGGAGCAGCAACCGATGGCACAGAAGAAGCCGCCGCAGCGGGTGATGGCACTGAGGAAGCTGTAGAGGCTGGAGCGACAGAAGCTACTGGAGACGCAGCCGAGGAAGCCGCTGGAGATACTGAAGCCACGGAAGAGGCAACAGAGGATACAGAAGAAACCGAGGCTACAGAAGAAGCTGACGCTACGGAGGAAACGGAAGAAACCGAGACTACAGAAGAAGAAACCGAGGAAGAGGAAGAAGAAACCGAGGAAGAAGACGAGTAGTAGGTATTAGTGCCGCGAACTCCGGGGCGGCGCGGGGTATTTGTTCTAAATACCGCCCCATTCAAATATTTTAGGAGACATCTATGACACGGTTCGGTGGTAAGGGCGCACTGGGGAAACTCAATATCGATGAGATGCGAAAGTTAATCAACAAGAAGAGCGGCATGGATGTAGCATATCGCCTTGATGAAGAGAACCCAACAGAAGTTGTTGATTGGATATCCACCGGCTCACGATGGCTGGATGGTATCATTTGTAAGGGTCAGCTTGCTGGCATCCCCGTTGGCAAGGTTTCAGAAATTGCCGGATTGGAATCCACAGGCAAGAGTTATTTGGCTGCGAAGATTGCGGCGAACGCACAGAGTAAGGGCATTGATGTGGTTTATTTTGATTCTGAATCTGCCATTGACCCACAGTTTCTAGACCGAGCAGGGTGCAGCTTAGAGACGCTTCTTTATGTGCAAGCGCAGTCTGTTGAGTTTGTGCTGGAAACGATTGAGGACTTGCTGGCTAGCAATGAAAACAGAATGCTTTTCATCTGGGACTCGCTGGCGCTCACTCCTGCTGTTTCAGATATTGAGGGCGACTTCAACCCTCAGTCTTCAATGGCAGTGAAAGCTCGCATTCTTGCAAAGGGGATGTCCAAGCTGGTTGTGCCGTTGGCTAATGGTCAATCTACTTTGCTGGTTCTCAACCAGCTTAAGACCAATATTACAAGGTCGCCTTCTGAAGCGATGACCACTCCGTATGTCACACCTGGGGGCAAGGCTTTGATTTATTCTTACTCTCTTCGTATCTGGCTCACCGGGCGCAAGGCAAAAGCTTCTTTTGTCTTAGACGACAAGGGGTTCAGAATTGGCTCTGAGTGCAAAGTCAAGCTTGAGAAGTCTCGCTTTGGGACACAAGGTCGCCAGTGTGCGTTCAAAATCTTGTGGGGAACGGAGAGCGTTGGGGTTCAGGATGAGGAGAGTTGGTTGGATGCAATCAAGGGTTCAAAATATCTTTCATCTTCTGGCTCTTGGTATTCAATGGAAATGAGCGACGGCTCTGTTAAGAAGTTTCAACCTTCTAAGTGGATCACACACCTGGAGGATGAGCAATTTAAAATCCGAGCACTTGAAATTATGGATGAAGAGGTTATTCAGAAGTTTGACTTGAGGCAGGGGGACGCAGAAGACTTTTATAGCTCGCCTGACGAAAGTTCTTTGACGGATGCGGAATGATATATACTATTATACCGACGAGCCCATGAGGATTATAAAAATGAAAGATGAACTTGAAGACTTGAATGACCCTTTAGTCGCATCAGAAGAAACCACCGACCTCAAGCCAAAGCCGCCGTCAAAATTAGCTCCGCAGGGAATTAAGACTTTTACTGTTTATCGCGGAAGCGATGAGAGTGGAGTCTCTGGCGACGGAATTGTTATTGAGGGTGTGGTGCTGGCTACAGGTCACTGCATTGTGCATTGGTTATATCCTCCACCGCGAGGTGGCATCGCAATCTTTGATTCTATGGGGGATTTTGTGAAGGTGCATATTACTCCGCACCCAACCAACCAAACTATTATAACCTATGAAGATGGGGAACAACGGACATTTAAACCAGAGGGCGAAGAAGGTGATGAGTGAAGAAACTTTTAGTTATAGACATGCTCAATATGTATTTTCGTGCATATATTGTGGACCCCTCTCTATCCACCAACGGCGAGCCGATTGGCGGAGTAAAGGGGAGTTTAAAAATTCTTCAAAAGCTTGTTCGCAACATTGCGGCTGATGAAGTTGTCATTTGTTGGGACGGCGTAGGCGGCTCCCGCCGCCGAAAGCTTGTAAATAAAAATTATAAAGAAGGCAGGAAGCCGATTCGTTTGAACCGGGACATTCGCAACCTTACCGAACAACAAGAGATTCAAAATAAAGTTTGGCAGCAGACACGGCTGTTGGAGATACTAAACGAGACTCCGTTTCTTCAGTTGATGCTTCCAGACATAGAGGCTGATGATATTGTCAGCTATGTTGTGCAGAACAGCAGATACCGTGGCTGGCAAAAGATAATCGTATCCAGCGATAAAGACTTTTTTCAATTGCTAGACGACGAGACAGTTCTCTACCGACCTATCCAGAAAGAAGTTTTGAATAAAAATAGTATCGCTGAGAAGTATGGAATCCATCCGGTCAATATGGCGTTGGCTCGCGCTATTGTCGGGGACAAGAGCGACAATCTTGAAGGGGTCAAGGGCGTCGGGCTATCCACAGTTGCGAAGAGGTTTCCTTTCTTGGTTGAGCCAGAGCCCTATACTATTAAAGATGTGATTGAGCATAGCAAGAATGTGCCAGTGGAATTAAAAGCCTACAAGGCGGTCAGCGAAAGCCAACAATTGATAGCAGAGAATTATAAATTGATGCAGTTGTATGTGCCACAAGTGAGTGTGCATTCTGCTAAAAAGATAGACCACATAATTGAATCTGCGCCAAGACACTTTAATAAAACGGCTATCCGAGCTATGATGTTAGAGGATGGATTTGGAGAAACTAATTGGATTGATTTGTTTCAGCGATGTAATAAGATTTCCCTTGACTACCGGAGCTACTAGTGAATAGCAATTTCAATAAAGAAGCAGAGAATTTTTCTCACTTTGGCAAGTCTTTCCAAGAAAAGTTTGTTCAACTTTTGTTAGAAGACCGAATCTTCTCAGAGCAAATCTGTGAAGTATTTGATTTGAGCTTTCTTGAGCTAAAGTATCTCAGGCTTTTTGCTAAGAAAATCATAGACCATCGGGAAAAATATAATCGCCAGCCGTCACTTAGTTCAATGGCTACAATATTGCGTTCTGACCTGGGTGATGAGCCCGATGTTATCAAGCAACAGGTTAGAGAATATTTTGTTCGCGTCCAATCAAATGGCGCAGTTGATGATGCAGAGTTTATTAAAGACACCTCTCTGGAGTTTTGCAAAAAACAAAAACTTAAAGAGGCTATTCTTGAGTCGGTGGATCTTCTTCAAAAATCATCGTTTGATGAGATTAGTTCTGTTATCAACGAGGCTCTAAGGCTGGGAAGTGATAATGATTTTGGTTATGATTACAAGGTTGATTTTGAGCGACGTTTTGAAAGAAAAGAAAGAAATCCAGTTACAACAGGGTGGTCGCTGATAGATGATTTGTGTCGTGGCGGTCTGGGCAAGGGCGAACTTGGTGTGGTTATTGCTCCGACAGGTGCAGGTAAATCTATGGCGCTGGTTCACCTTGGGGCACAAGCTATATTAGAGGGCAAGACGGTAGTTCATTATACTTTAGAGCTTGCGGATACAATTGTTGCATCGCGATATGATAGTTGTGTCACTGGCGTTGGCTTGTCTGATGTCTATAACTTTAAAGACCAAATTGCAGAGAAGGTACAGGAAATTCCTGGTGAATTGATTGTGAAGGAATACCCAACCAAGTCAGCCTCCGTTGGCACATTGCAGAACCACTTAGAGCGCATTGAGAGGGCGGGCAAGAATGTTGATTTGGTTATTGTGGACTATGGCGATTTGCTGCGACCACGGAGGTCTTACAAAGAGAGACGCACAGAGCTTGAAACCATCTATGAAGAGTTGCGCGGAGTGGCACAAGAGTTTAGTTGTCCAGTGTGGACAGCTTCACAAACAAATAGAAGCGGACTGAATGCCGAGGTGATTACTATGGAATCAATCTCAGAGGCGTTCAACAAGTGTTTTGTAGCAGATTTTATCTTTACAGTTTCTAGAACCATTGCACATAAGAATACAAATAGCGGAAGGTTCTTCATTGCAAAGAATCGCAATGGTCCTGACGGGCTCATCTTTCCCATATTTATGGACCCATCAAAAGTAAAAATCAATGTGCTACAACAGACAAGCGAAACGATTGAGGAGATAGTTACAAAGTCTGCCAAAGAGCAGCAGATAACATTGAAAGAAAAATATAAAAAGTTTAGAAGTAACGAAGGAGTATAAGCAATGGTAGAAGATGGACAAGAAGTTGTTGAATTTAAAATTAAAGAAAGAGCGATTAGAAGGTTTAAATTATCGGACAGCTTTATTGACCATTACGCGGAGAAAGAGGTTCCGTGGGGACCGCTGGGGTATGTTACTTACAAGAGGACATATGCTCGCCGCCTAAGCGAATTCACTCCAGGCGTAGAAGGCACGGAAGAGTGGTATCAAACGTGTCGCCGGGTGATTGAGGGTATGTTTACCATGCAGAAACACCACGTAGTTTCTCTTGGCACACCGTGGGATGATGCACGGGCACAACGCACAGCCAAGGAAGCTTATGACAGGTTGTTTAATCTGAAATGGACGCCACCCGGACGTGGGCTCTGGATGATGGGGACAAAGTTTATTGAGGAGAGAACCGGTGCCGCACTTTTCAATTGTGCTTTTCGTTCCACCAGGGACATTGACACAAAGGGTGGCTATCTTTTTGGCTGGATTATGGATGCTCTTATGGTTGGCATCGGCGTTGGGTTTGATACCGAGGGCGCTGGCAAGGTAGAGATAAAAGGACCACGATGGTCGGAAGCAGTTTTTACTATTCCCGACAGCCGGGAGGGCTGGGTTGATTCTGTGACGATGCTTCTTGATGGATACTTGAGGGGCACGGTTGTTCCCAAGTTTGACTATACAGAAATTCGGGAAGCTGGTGCCCCAATCAATGGGTTCGGTGGAACATCTAGTGGTGCGGCTCCGCTGATTAAATTACATAAAGATTTGCGAGAGCTTTATGATTCTCGGATTGGCGAAGCTATCACTTCCATTGATATTGTTGACACGGAGAATTTAATTGGTAAGTGTGTTGTTGCCGGGAACGTGCGTCGGTCAGCCGCATTGGCTATCGGTGCGTATAATGACTTGAGTTACCTCACGATGAAGAACGATGAGACAAAATTATATTCTCACCGCTGGGGCTCTAACAACTCTTTTCACGCAAAAGTTGGTATGGATTACGGTTGGCATGCAAAGCAGAGCCAGAAGAACGGCGAGCCTGGATACATTTGGCTGGACAACGCCAGGACAATGGGGAGGTTTAAAGACGGCGAACGCCTAGATGATATGAATGTAGCAGGATTTAATCCGTGCGTAGAACAGCAGCTTGAGGATGCTGAGCTTTGCTGTTTGGTTGAAACATTTCCAGCAAAGCACGAAGACTTTGAGGACTTTCAAAAAACTCTTAAGATCGCATACCTGTATGGCAAGACTGTTACTCTGGCGAACACACATTGGGCAGAGACAAATGCGATTATGCTAAAGAACAGGCGTATCGGGCTTTCTCAGTCTGGGGTGGTCCAGGCTTTTAGTAAGTTTGGTCGCCGTGCCATTTATGAGTGGTGCGACAGGGGCTATGAGTATGTCCGCGAGTTGGACCAGACCTATTCGGATTGGCTGTGTGTGCCTCGTTCTGTGCGTATGACTTCTATCAAGCCTTCGGGCACAGTCTCTTTGTTGAACGGCTCTACTCCGGGGATTCATTTTTCAGAAGCAGAATATTATATTCGGAGGATTCGGTTTTCTACAGACTCAGAGCTTTTGGTTCCACTGAAAGAGTCTGGATATAAAATTGAGAAGGATGCTTATTCTCCCAATACAATGGTGGTGGAATTTCCAGTTCGCGAACCCTTCTTTAGCAAGGGAAAGGTGAGCGTTTCACTTTGGGAGCAGCTAGAGATTGCGGCTCAATATCAGCACTATTGGGCTGATAACTCTGTTAGTATAACTGTGACATTTAATGAGCAGGAAGGCGAGCACATTAAAGACGCCCTGGAGATGTATGAAACTCGTCTTAAAGCTGTGTCGTTTTTGAGATATGATAACACTGGTTATAAACAGGCACCTTACGAGCCGATTACTCAGGAAGAATACGAAGCGACAGTAAAGAATATTACACCGCTGACAAGAGTTGATATTAACGAGGGCGGCGTTGGTTCAAAGTATTGCACAAATGATGTGTGTGAGATTAAATTTTAAAAGAGGAAGTGATGAAAGTAAAACCTTGGAATAGAAGATTATTGATTGAGCGCGTGGTAAAGGAAACAGAGAAGAGCCCCTCCTCACAAATATTGGTTCCAGACGAGTATAAGATAAAAACAAATGACCCTGTTCTAGCTAGAGTCAAGGGCGTTGCAGACGATGCCAGCGAAGCTTTGAACGACAAGCTTGTCTTGGTTGAACCAAATGGTATTGAAGAAGTGAAGGTTGAGGGTAGAAAATACTATTTAGTATTAGAAAACTATGTCATCTGCACATTGCAGATTTGGGAGGATTAATGGCGTGGCGAAAAGAATTATAAAAGAATCAGGCTTCTCAAGGGTTCGGCAGATGATGATGGGAATGGTCCCATCTGTTGAAACTATTGGGGTTATGACTGCGGAGAACCCTAATGCTGAGCAAATGCCTTCAAAACAGAACAAACAACTGAACCAAGCTTTGGTTCAAAAGCTTCGTGAAATGAATTATGGTCCCATTCCTATTGGCGGGAGCTTCGGAAATAAAGAAAACTCTTATATGATTCCTAACATTACTCGTTCGGACTTGGCAGCACTGGGGCAAGAGTTTGCCCAAGAGGCTGTTATCTGGGCGTCCAAGCAGCAGGGTCGCGATGGTAATGACCTTATGCGCTGGGAGTATATGGAGGGAAATCAGACAGTTCAGACACGAGATGTTAGCATGGGAGGCTCCGGTGTTCAGGGCAAAGAAGATTACTATTCTGAAAAGGGCGGGCGAAAGTTTATTATTCCGTTCTTTGACCCCGAGTATGAAAAGGCACAGCCGACAGGTGGTGGTCGGGGGATTGAAAAGAACGCACCTCCGTTAGCAGAGGAGATACCAAACACTCCTCGTGCTAGACAGCTTACGGAATCACTGCGGCGTCGTGCTAAGTTGTGTGTGGATGAGAAGAGAACTGCACGTTCTAGGTGGCACCATCGAGGGTGTATGCTGATAGAGCTTGAGCAGCTTCAGAAGATTATTAAAAACAAATGAAGTATCTAGTCTTTTTATTTCTCTTGTGCGTTCCTTACGCTGTTCAAGCAGAACCCATTGATTATAATAATCTGGTTTATACTGCGCTGACTCAGTGCTCCAGGGCTAATCCAGATAGAGTAGATGAATCAATTTTGTGGATTCTGGTTGATGTGGAAAGAAAATACGAAGTGCCTGAGAATCTTCGCGGGATGCTTTTGTCGGCAGCTTGTTCGGAGTCTGGTTATAATCCCAAGGCAAGGGGCGATAGGAAGTTTAGCAAGAACGGAAAGCCAAAGGCAGTGGGCTTGTTCCAGATGTGGAGTTGGTGGGAGCGTGAATATAAAATTGACAGAACGGACCCGTATGGTTCTGCAAATGCATTTATGCTTCACGTTAAGCGACAGCTAGACAGAGGTCGTTGTAAGTTTAAGTCTGCCGAGCGCCGATGGATAGCGGCGTGGGTTACAGCCATTCGTGCCCCAAAGAAGGGTGGTCGTTGCTATGAGAAACCAAATCATTTAAGAATTCTACGGCGGTGGCACAAAATTATTCGTCGCGCAATAGCAAAGGGCTAAGGTGGCTTGCAATTATTTTTGTAAAACCGCCATCGTCGGCAGCGGAATAGATGTTCTTTTGTATGCATACCAGACAGCCGCCTCTGTTTTTCTAACGAGAGATTTAAGACCACACCCCTTTGACTTCCTAGAAAATAAAGAAGAATATGAGCATCTTGGATTTGAAGGGCACCGAGCTTGTGACCTGTATGACTTTCTCCTTTTTAACTTATCACTTGCCGGTCGTGTGCCGATGTGTGGCAAGGTTGTGTCTGTTGAACAACCAAGCGATAATGAGCTTTTGGTAGTAGCGGAAAGGGGACGCGAGCTTAAGGTCTTTGCAGACGAGGTTCTTTCTGCTGAGCCTGAGATTTCCGAGGATAAGCATATTGTTTTGGATTGGATTAATGTGCGCCGGGGACAGAAGCACGAACTTGACCAGATGGAAACTGATTCAGATTTTGTTAGACAACTATACTTTTACCCCACAAAAAGAGTTAACGGAGCGAAGGCTTCGGGGCTTAAAGATGTTATTTCAATTTCTTACTTGACAAGTGACCAGCTTTTAGACTATAATTATTCTGAGTTTATTGTTCGCAAGAAGGTTCGTGCGCTTATGGAAGGGGCTGGCATTCGCGGACCAAAGAATGGGAAAGATTCTGACAATCCTTTAAAACAAAAGTATTATTGCATTAGACTAGAGTCAGACAGGAGAGAGGTTAAACCATTAGTGATATCCAAACCAGAACTACCCACAATCTCTTCCACTTGGCGGGGTGTATATCTCTCGCAGGACAGCCGCTTGATTTCGGATTTCAATGGCACGATGGATTGATGCCAATCAACAAAAGATACACTGCTATTGAGCGAGCCGTGGTTGAGTGTGCTTATGCTGGGTGTGAAACAATCTGGATTACTATTGGCGACGGTCAGGAGCCTTTGATACGTGATTTGCTGGGGGACTTTGTTGAAGACCCCGTTTGGTATTATCGTCGCAAGAGTAGATATCCGAGTGAGAACAAAAAACAAATTCCAATTTTCTATGTCCCTATGCACCCAAAGGATATGGGCAGGAGAGACTGCTACTCGTGGGGCATTTTGAATTCTGCGGCAGCATCATATTATACTTCGCGAAAGATAAGCAACTGGTTGATACCAAACAAATATTATGTGGCGCATCCGTATGGCATATACGAGCCCTCCATTTTACAGGAACATAGAACAACTATTTCAAAGCACGACAATGCATTTTATTTGCAACACGATGGACAAACAATAGTTGATGGGGAGTATCTAGGTTTTACATTTGATACGAAAAGCTTTGTTCGCGTGAGAAAACAATTCAGGAACCTAGAGAAAACAAAAAGAAAAGAAGCTTCACGACCAGCGAGGTTTTTTGAGATGGCAGACATATTTAATGTGCTTGACCCTGACTACACAGAGGGAGCCATCATAGCTAAGGTTCCCCGTTACTTTGATATATCATTTTGGAATGGATACATAGATTATATGTCGTCGCCCTTTGTGGAACGACCAAAGTTTAGAATGTTAAAAGATGGTAAAAAATCATTTGCTTTATCATCCATAATGAGTTATAATAATAAGAATGACAAGGAGAAAAAATGAAGGCAGATTCTAATATTCCGTTTGTTGGATTACACGCTCATTCGGGCGTTGGTAGTTTGTTTGATGGTCTTGGGTATCCCCAGGAGCATATGGATTTTGCGTATGAAAACGGGATGGATGCCTTGGCGCTGACTGACCACGGGAACATGAATGGCTTGCCGTATCAGATTTTCCACGCTCAAAAAATGGCTGCGGAGGGCAAGAAGTTCAAGCCCATCTTTGGCATTGAAGCATACTTCGTTCCCAGCGTAAAAGAGTGGAAAAGAGAATACGACAAAGCCAAGGAAGACAAGAAGACAGCACGGCAGCTTTCAAAGGATGCGGGTGGCGTTGTAGTTGAGGATGAGAAGTCTTCCAAGTCCAACAACAACATTATTAATCGTCGCCGTCATTTGATTCTTCTGGCACAAAACCAGACAGGGTTGAATAATATTTTCTCTATGGTTTCTCGTTCGTTTCAAGAGGGTAATTTTTATCGCTATCCTCGTGTTGATTACGCTCTTCTAAAAGAGTTTGGAGAGGGGGTTATTGCTTCGTCTGCATGTCTGGGTGGGGTTTATGCTGGCGATTTTTGGGAGAATAGAGATGTTGGTCCCGATGCAGTTACCGAGGCGATGAGACAAACTACTCTCAATATGCTGGATATCTTTGGAAAGGACAGGTGGTATGGAGAGCTACAGTGGAATAGTATTCCAGAGCAGCATAGACTAAATCATTATATTGTGCAGATGCATCACGAGTTTGGAATTAAACTAATTTCTACAGCCGATAGCCACTACCCTAACCCAGAAGCCTGGAAGGACAGGGAGCTTTATAAGCGCCTTGGCTGGCTTGGCAAGAGCAAGCCGGGGTATCTTTCCGATGAGTTGCCTGTAGATGTGGATGAGATTGGTTATGAGCTTTATCCTAAAAACGGTCAGCAGATGTGGGATTCGTATAAGAAATATTCTGCCGAAGTTAGAGAGGAGTATGATGATGAGATGGTTCTCAAGTCAATTACCGACACTCACAGAATTGCTCACGAGCAAATAGAAAGTTTCATGCCGGATGCAAAAGTGAGACTGCCAGACTTCGTTGTTCCAACGGGCTACACACCAGACGCAGCACTTGCAAAGATGTGCATTGAGGCTTTGAAAGCCAGGGGTCTGCTTTCACAAGAGTATCTTGATAGGGCACGTCACGAGCTAGATGTCATCAGTGGTCGCGGGTTCTCAAAGTATTTTCTTACAATGGCTGCGGTGGCTGACAAGGCAAACCAGCAGATGTTGTCTGGTCCCGGTCGCGGCTCAGCGGCTGGTTCGTTAGTTGCATATGTTTTAGACATTACACAGATAGACCCACTCAAACATGGGCTGTTGTTTAGCAGGTTTCTTCGTTCCGACGCAACTGATTATCCAGATATTGATTATGATGTCGCAGACCCGATGGCTCTCAAAGAAAGCTTGATTGAACAATGGGGCAAAGAGAACGCTGTGCCCATTTCTAATTTCAATACCCTCAAGCTACGCTCTCTAATCAAGGACATTTCTAAATTCTTCGGAGTTTCCTTCACAGAAGTTAATGTTGTTACCTCCAAGATGATGAAGGAGGCTACTCCTTTAGCCAAGAAAAAGCACGGGATTAAAGCAGGGGTATATACTCCCACCTTTGAGGAAGTTATGGAGTATTCAAAATCCCTCCGTCAGTTCTTGGCGAAGTATCCTGATATTGAAAAGCACGTTAACGCGCTTCATGGACAGGTGCGTTCTATAAGCCGCCACGCTGGCGGCGTCGTCATTGGCGAAAACTTGAATAGATATATGCCGTTGATTAGCAGCGGCGGCGTCACACAAACACCGTGGTCAGAGGGGCAGAATGTGCGTCACTTGGAGCCGCTAGGGTTTATTAAGTTTGATATTCTGGGGCTGGCTTCACTCCGCATGATTCAGACTTCGGTTGAGCATATCCTCAAGAGACACCACGGCATAGAGAATCCGACGTTTGAAGATGTAAAGAGATTTTATGATGAAAACCTACACCCAGATAAGATGGACCTTGAGAACCAAGAGGTTTATAGTAACATCTTTCACAAGGGTCGCTGGGCTGGTATCTTTCAATTTACAGAGTCGGGGGCTCAAAAGTTTTGCCGTCGCGTCAAGCCCACGAGCATCATTGACATCTCAGCGGTGACTTCTATCTTTCGCCCTGGTCCTTTGAGCGCAAAGGTGGATAAGTTTTATGTTGAGGCAAAAAACAACAGCGAGGGGATTGAATATATTAATAATGTTGTGCGCGAAGTGACAGAGGAAACGTATGGTTTTCTTATTTTCCAAGAGCAAATTGCTTTGCTGGCACACAAGCTGGGAGACAACCTGTCACTAGACGAGGGAAACCTTCTCCGAAAGCTGCTGACTAAGAAAGGAACAGGCAAGGGTCATGAAAAGAAAACAGAAATTTACGAGAAGTTTGTCAAGGGTTGCACCCTACGTGGGCTCCCAAGAGAAAGTGCAGATGAACTTTGGCAAAAGTTTGAATACTTCTCAGGGTATGGGTTCAATAAATCCCATGCTGTTAGTTATTCTATTCTCAGTTTTCAGTGTGCTTGGCTTTTTAACTATTATCCTGCTGAGTGGATGGCTGCTTTTCTTGACAAGGAGCCGGAATCGCGCAAGGAAGCAGCGGTAAATATTGCTAAGAAGTTTAAGTTTAAAATTCGTTCGGTGGATGTCAATCGTTCGGGCGGTGTCTGGGAGATTTCCGAGGATGGCAAGACCCTGATTCAACCATTCAATTCTATCAAGGGGTTGGGGGATAAGGCGATTGAGCAGATTATAATGAACCGTCCGTTTGACGATGTTGAGGATTTTTTATTCAATGAAAATATTACATACTCTAAATTAAATAAGAAAGCTCTTGATGTCTTGTGTCGGAGTGGTGCGCTGACTCGCCTGATGGATGAGCGATTCACGGGGCACAAGCATTTTTGGTCTGCGGTCGCCGCAGACAGACCCAAGACTAAAAAGAAACTTCACGAGAACATAGAAGCGTATTCCCCGGAGGGCGAGTTTTCAAAAGAAGAACAGATAGACAATATCAGTTCTTTGACGGGAGAGTTTCCAATGCATCTCGTTTTAGATGAGGATGTGAAGGGGCAGCTATCAAGACACAAAGTCCCACCAGTTGGAGATTGGGACAATGACCTTGGTGTTGCTTGGTTTATCCCCCGGCAAGTTATCCCGCGACAGACAAAGAACGGCAAAGACTATTGGATTGTCCA